TAGCTGAACTCCATTCTCTTTGATCAGACCTATATGCCATAGGAACATTTTTTATAAATTTATGGCCATCAAAATTCTCAATAACTTCTTGTTTAGTTTCTGGAGAAACGTTTAGAGTCATAATGATACTAGGATATAGCGATGTTAAATCAAGGTCATATACCCATTTATATCTACCTGGATTTGGTGCTTTTACAAAAGCTCCTAATAAGTCTACTCGTTGAATATCTTCATGTCTTGGTTTATTAGGTGCGATAATTCCTAAACGTTTCATATATGTTAATGATGCACCATCTAAATATCTTGTCGAAAAATATACATCTTCATAAGGTACATGGCCTTTATGGCATATACCACGAGCTAAATCTAACAACTTCATTTTCTGATCTATCTCCCAAACTAAATCAACATCATTCATGTTATAATCGATATAACCTTGAATATCATTTTTTAATAAATCATCTAAAGTTCCTTCATATTTCATCTTACCTTTACCTAATTCTTTTTGTGATATAGCTTCAAGTGAATAACTTGATTCTTCGTTATAAGTAAAGTTTTTATATAAGGCCATATAATCTAAACATGATACTCCTGATATTCTGTATCTATTTCTATGTTTTAACCATATTACATCATTTATAGGAGACATCTTGCTTGATTTTCTCCTAATATATGACACAATCTATTATACAAATATGGAATATCAAAAAAGTCTATATTCCAACCAGTTATAATTGTTGGTTGTATTTCATAATATGTCAATAAGAATTTTTGTAATAATGAAGCTTCATCTGAACAAGATATTGTTTCAAAGTTTCCTTCTTTTCTAGATGGCACCACACCATCTTTATCTAATATCCATACAAATCTTTGATCTCCAGCTTCATCATAGATTGCAATTGAAGTTATTTCATTTTGAGCTTCTTCTGGTGTTGGAAATCCATTTTCTATATCAACCTCAATATCAATAAACAATGTTCTATGTCCTGTTGATATTTCATCTGAATCTGTATACAAATCAATTAAAGTTCTTACTTCTGGATTCAAATCTGATTCATATAATCCAGGCGAATCAGAATCAAATTTTGTTACTTTAGATAAACGAGTTCCATCTAATGCAGTATATTGTCCATTTGCATTTTTTGCATATGCATATGGTTTATATTTAATTTGTACATGACCTTTCTGATCATCCCAGACATGTACTGTATTAGTACGTCTTTGATATGCTACTGCTTGATACATTAAACTAATTCTTCTAAAATTCCTACTGCTTCTGATACAACTAGTAATGTTACTGCTACACTAATATTAAATGGAATAAACATATATCCTAATATTCTTATACCTGATTTTACAAAACTTACTAATTGATGCTTTTTAGCATCTGGATAATCACTAATTTTTTTTGCCATATTATTTTAATTTATAAATGTTTCTATAATTTCTTCGTAACCCATTATCATCTAATCCATATCCTACTACCCATTCTTTATCTATTTCAAAACAAAAATGATCAACTGGTGGACTATCTTCTTTTCTTTTTAACAACGTAACTATTTTTACGTCTGCTGGTAACATATCATCTACTCGTAATAAAATTTCCATCATTGTTTTTCCTGTATCTACTATATCATCAACAATATAAACTCTTCTTCCTTTACAATGTAATTCTAATTCTTTAGTAAATTTAACGCCACCTGAATTATCTTGACCTTCATATGATTTAGCTCTAATAAAATCAACAGATACATCTATTCCCATATCTTTTACTAGATCAGTAAAAAACATAAATGCTCCATTTAATACACATATCATTACAGGTGGTAATGAGTCGCCTGAAGCTTTATGTTCTTCTGATATTTTATGAGCCATTGCTCTTACTCTTCTTTCAATTTTGAATTCTGGTATGAGTATTTCCATTAATTATAACCTTTTATAAATTCATAGTATTCATTTCTTGTAGATGGATCATCTTTAAATGCACCTGTTAATTTACTTGTCTTCATACTTGCGCCACCATGCTTAACTCCTCTACATTGTACACAATTATGAGTTGCATCAATCATTACTGCAACACCATTATTATCTTGAATTATAGTATTTACTGCATGATGAATTGCAACTGTTAGTTGTTCTTGAATTGCACCTCTTCTACCAAAATGTTCTACCAATCTATTTAATTTAGATAATCCAATTACATGACTATCTTTACCAGGAATATATGCAACATGTACTACACCCATAATAGTTTGATGATGATGTGAACACATTGAAGTTAATGGAATACCTCCTTCAAATACTATACCATCATATCCATCACTTGGAAATGTTGTAATTGCAGGTGGGGCCTCATA